CCAACAGCGGCCAGCCCCAGCCCACCAGCGACAGTGGAGGCAATGCTGCCCATGGCTGAGCGGAAGCCCCCAGCTGAGGTGGTCGCATTCTTCAGCGCGTTGCCGACAGCGCTGAGCATGGAGGCTATGGGGCTGAACTTCCACAGGGCCATCCCAGCGGCCACAGCAAGGATGGGGGTCGGTAGCTGCAGCACCCAGCCAGCGAACTCAGCGAGAGGCCCCAGGATGCCAGCAACCAGGGGCATCAGGTCAGTGAAGGCCTTACCCAGCCCTGACAGGGCTGGCAGCAGCGCTGTGCCGACAGCGGCCAAAGTGTTGTCCCACACTGCATTGAGCTGCTGCATGACGCTGGCGTAGCTGTCAGCCTCCCTGGCCGCTGCCCCTGTGGCGTCGGCTGACTGTTTATTGATGAGGGACATGGTGGCTACCGCTTTGGCATTCTGCTGCGCCGCTGTGGTGCTGGTGTCCAGGCCTAGGGCCATCTCCTCAGCTTTGATGGCGTTGGCGTTCAGCGAGATGCCGTAGCGCTCAATGGGGTCCATCTCGCCCTTCAGGGCGCTGGACAGGGCGCCGACAGCCTCAGCTGTGGTGCCCCCGAACATGGCGGCCAGGTCCCCACCCTTGCGGATAATCTCATCCGTTTTGGGGGCCAGCTGGTCCATGCTGACGCCAGCATTCTTCAGCTGGGAGCCGATCACGGTAGCCAGGTCCTGATAAGCAGACTTACTGAGTCCCAACGATTGTGCAGCCTGGTCAGCAAAGCCTTTCACCGCGTCAGCGCTGCCTTTGAACACAGCCTCAACACCACCAGTGGACTGCTGCAGCTTGCTGGCCTGGTCCACAGCGCCTTTGATGAAGGCAGTGACCCCAGCGAAGGCAGCCCCAGCCTTCAGCATGTTCTTAAACTGGTCACCTGTGCTGCCAGCGGCATCACCCAGCTGGCGCAGCTGGCCAGCGCCCTGCGCAGCATCCACCAGCACCCTGATGCTGAGACTTGCTGAATTGCCTGCCATCTCACGCGCCCTTACGTTGCTTGCGTTGCTGCGCCCTGGTTTCCGCTGCCCTCGTGTCGAATATGTCTATGACAGTGGCTATGACATCGTCGGGCTGTTCCAGCCACACACTGAATGGGATGCGCGTGGCCATGGACAGCTCAACTATGAATCGACCCCAGGAGCCATCACGGTAGGGTCCAGATCTGCTGGCGCCCCATCCGCTGACACGCAATCATCCAAGAATTGCTCCCAGGCCTTGTCATACAGGCCCAGTCGCCTGGAGGCATGCCAGGCCAGGAACGCCTCCCAGCGCGCGGTATTCTCACCCATCGGCCCCCAGGGTGGGCGCTGCCGCTTCGCCGTATCGTCATACGCCACATAGTCTTTCGTGGTGGTGCGTACGGTCCACTCATCACCGTTGGCCATGGTGATATTGATAACCAGCTGTTTCATGTCATGCCCCTTTGACTGTGCCCATCACTTTGTCTGCGTATCTGTCATATGGCTCTAGCGTCAGCTGCCCCAGCGCTCCTGTCAGGAAATAGGTGGGCCTGTTGTGTCTGGTGCCGTAATTCTGATACCCCGCGTAGCGGACGGTGCTGCCAACCTGCACCTGTACCTGGTCGGCGCGCAGGGTGGTGATGGAGCCGCGTAGGCGCCCGGTTCGCCTGGGGGCCTTGCCCATGGCTGTGCGCATCAGCTGCTGGCCAGCGGCCAGGTTGGCGGGGCGCTGGTCCTGCAGCTGGCGGGCAGCGGCATTCAGGGTGCGTGACAGCTGCTCTGCACCCTTCACCTCCACCTGAACGCCACCAGCCATCAGGGGGTTGCGCCTGCCACCCAGGCTGTGCCGTCCCAGTGGGCGCTGCCAGTGCCCAGCAGCACTGACTGACCGGTAGTCCATGCAGCGCTTGGCTTATTGCTGCCAGCGTCACCCACCACAGGGTCAGCCTTCAGGGCTGCCAGGTCAGCGGGCACAGCGGCGCCTCCAGGCTGGAAGCTGCCAGGAGTGCCAGCGGTCACGCCAGTGATGGCCACAGCTCCCCCTGTGCCGTACTCATAGGTGGGGGCACCCTGGAGGGTCCAGGTGACATCACTGTTCATGATGGTGCCGTACTCATCAGCACCAAAGTCCAAGGGGTCCAGGATGAGCTGGCCTGTCGCACTGGTGCCGCCATCCTCATTAGGGATGAATACAAAGTCCTGCAGGCTGCCTGGATTCTCCTGGGACAGGGCAAACAGGGAGTCTGCACCCAGCTCCAGGTCCAGGTCCAGGTTGCCTGTCATCTCGTAGTTGTAACGCACGCTGCCAGCTTTGACAGTGCCGCACAGCATGGTCTTGCTGTCACCCCTGTCCGCTGTGGCTGTCACGCGCAGGCTGTTCACTGAGCAGCTGGCGTCAATCTCCGAACCAGTGGCGCCGATCTTCAGCGTCCCAGGCCCAAACTTATTGACATCACTGCTGATAGGCGCGCTCATTTACTGGCCTTCCTGTTTCTGATGGTGTCCGTCCAGGTCAATTCATAGGCAGCCAGCACTGATGACTGGTCAGCTGTCCATATATCGGCAGGGCGTGCCGTAACCATGCGCGCCCCCAGGGCCTCCTGTGCCCGCTCCAGCAGCTCTGAAAGTTCCTGGTACTGCTGGCGTTTCGCTGTGTTGCTGCTGCACAGCAGGAGGGTCTGGTCACACTCATAGTCCCCCCTGCTGAACCTGAAGTGCAGCGTGGGGGGTGCGTAGTAGATGCAGGGTGGGTTCAGGTCCTTAGGGTCCTCGTACACGCGCAGCCCAGCGGCCAGGAGCGCCTGGAGGATGGGCTGCGCGGCACTCAGGATGAGGGGCGTTGTGGTGGGCGCGCTCACGCTACCCCCCAGGCCTGCTTATAGGGCTGCAGTGAATGCAGCACAGGGTCAAGCCAGTCCTTGCTGACCCGCATGGCCACCCCATCAGCTGACCAGGCCCCAGTGATGCCAAACGGTGCGTCCTTGCGCCGATACTGCTCCACCAGCGCAGTGATGCAAGCGTCGGTCACAGGGTCTGGGATGGCCTGCGAGTCAAAGGGTTCAGGGCCATCCAGCTGCCTGTCCACCAGGTCCTTAATGACGTACGCCAGGCGCCCCAGCCGCTCCAGGTCAGGGTCCATGGAGTCCAGGCGCAGCATGACGCGCGCCTGTTCCACGATGAATGCAGGGTCACCTGTCCAGGGCGCTGGGTTAGGCCATGCAGTGCTCATGGTGCAGCACCACCCACCCAGCCTGTGCCTGTCCAGCAGGCCTTGCCAGCGGCGCCGACAGTGGCTGTCTGCACGTACTGCCCTGTGGTCCAGGCTGTCTGGGGGCTGGCCACAATGCCACTGGCCTGCAGGGCTGCCACGTCATCAGGTGGGGTGCTGCCTGCTGGTGTCCAGGCCCCTGGGATGCCAGCTGTGGCGCCTGTGGCGGGCACAGGCGCAGGCTGCCCCCCACCCCACAGGCTGGGGGGGTAGGACTGGTCAAAGTAGCCCATGGCTACGGCGCAATCTTGACAATGGCCTCATGCTTCGCTGGCGGCACGTCCCCAGCTCCAGCCTCAGTGGTCGGCGGCTGGTAGTACCCATAGCTTGCCGCTACAGCAATCTGGCGCCCCATCACGCTGGGCTCCACAGCCTGCAGCATGGGGAAGCGGTACACAGCAGCCTCAATGCCTTCACTGTTGCCCATATACATCGTGGTGTCAGTGATGCCAGGGGTGATGACGGTGCGGATACCCGCCACGTTCATCTCCAGGCTGTTGGCCTTCGCTGTGCCAAAGGCGTTGGCTGGGTTCAGGTTGGGGAACAGGGGGCGGCCAGCCAGGTCACTGACGCTGCCCATCCGTGCCCAGCCCAGTGGCCCCATGGCCAACCATTGCGGCATGGACTGGGTGGCAGTGAACACCAGCGCGCTGGCCTCATAGATGGCGGCCAGCACCTCATCTGAGGTGGCGTCAACAGCCAGGGTGACCTGCTTGGTGGCCTTCGCCAGCTCAGCCACCGCTGACTTCTCCAGGCCACGTGACAGCCGCTTATTCAGCTGGCTCACGATGATGTCCAGGGAGCCGCTGACGAATGACTCCAGCTGGATGCTGACGTTCAGGTAGTTGCCCAGCGTGGTCAGGTCAACGTTGTCAGCCTTCACATCAAAGTGCTTGCTGGGCAGCTCAGCCTTCTGCAGGCCACCAGCCTGAGGGCCAGCTGCCGTGTCCAGGTAGGGGTCGATGATGCGGGGGCGTGACCAGCCCAGGGGGTTAGTCGCGGGGGCTGGGTTCAGCGCCTGAAACAGCGGCATGCCATTCCAGGCCAGGTCGATCACTGGCCCGGTAATGGGTCGGATCACCAGGCCAGGCATGCCTCCAGCGACAGGCACAGTGACCTCAGCTGTGGTGCCCATATGCTCTGCTGCCCTGGTCTGCGCAGTCATCACTGACTGGAAGCGCTCACGCGCTGCCCTGTCGCTGCCCTGGTGCAGGCAGTCAAACAGCACCTCCCCAGCAGTGCGGTACTGGTAGCCCTCCTGGGGCAGCTGCTGCTGGCCAGTGAATTGCGCAATGCGCGCCGCTGTCTCAGCGTTCAGCTGGTAGTCGGTGGTGGTCAGCGTCAGCTGCTCATCAATGCCTTTGATGCGCTGCTGGATATTGCCCAGGGACTGGCGCTCGCTGTCCACCAGGTCCCGCTGGTTGTCCTCATAGGCACCCTGTTTGATGCCTTCAGCGCGCGTGATGAGCGACTGGCGCTCCTGAATCAGCTTGGATGAGATGGCATCCATGCCCATGGTTGTGGCCTTTCCCGCAATGGATGATGTGGCTGGGTCATCCATGGGGGGCCAGTCGGTCACAGGGGTGACTGCGTAATTACCACAGCGGGGCCTGCTCCTGGGGTGCCATTTACCTGCGCTGAGAGTAGACCCTTACGCAATGGACAGCGCTGTGCTCAGCGCACTGATGGCCCTGGGGGGCGCCTGCTGGCGGGTATGGGCGGCCAGGCGTGGCAAGCATTCCAGTCGGCACGCGCCTGGCATTGCCAAGCACAGGGCTAGGCGTGCAGGGCGCTCCACTTAGCCTGTTCAGCTGCAGCCTCCTCCAGCCAGGCCAGCAAGTCAGCGTCATGGCGTGCAGCCTCATCAGCTGCCACGTCAGCCGCTGTCGGTTCGCCTGTGTCCAGGGCTGCGCCCCTGATGCTGGCCACGCCAGCGCCTGGGTAGGCCCCCTCCACCACAGCGGCCACATGATCCAGGATCACGCTACGGCGCACCACCAGCTGGTCCGGGCGTTCCCTGCCAGCCTGTGGGACAAGGGAATAGAACCCCACACTGAATGCTGCGTGCGATGACTCCAGGATGTCCCTGGCCTTGTCGGCACTGGACCTGTCCAGCCTGAACGTGCCCACCAGGCCCTCAGCTGACTCCTGGAAGGCCTGCCCATACCCCAGCCGCGCCTGCATGGCCACGTCATGGTTATAGGTCAGCGTCACCCTGTTGGGCGCCCTGAGCGCCCTGTCAAAGGCGCCATGGGTGAACGCCTCTCGATAGCGTATGGGGCCATCGGGGCGCAGCTCCTCAATGGGGGCCTCCCTGTCATAGGGCACCACCAGCCCAGTGACCGTCAGCCCCTCAGCGTTGTCACGTAGCTCCAGGTCGGTAGGCCATGCGCGGTAATGCATCTCAGATACCGGCATTGCTGAACACCTCCCCGCTGTCTGGCGCTGTGGTGGGCTGGTCGATCTTGCTCAGGCGTTCCATCAGCCTGACCTCCTCAATAGTCATGGCGCCCATGCCAACCATCGTTTGGTAATAGTTGGCGCGCTCGATAGGGCCTGGCTGGATGTAGCTGGTGGGGTCCAACTCCAGCTCAGTGCCTGAGGCCAGCACCCAGCCTGAGATGGCCCTGGTGATGAAGCGTGACAGGGGCCGAAGCGTTGCACGCCAGTGGTAATCGAACAGGCTCACTACGTTGCTGTACGTCATGGCGTCAGCCCCTGAGGGCAGGCTGACCAGGTACGCAGGCACCCCCAGCAGGGTGGCTATCCGTGCCTCGCTGAATTTCTGCAGGTCGCTCAGGCCCATATCTTTGGGCGGCACCTGCAGCACCTGCAGGTCCATCTCAGAGTCAATGACAGCGGGGGCGCCCATCCTGTTGCGCGCGCTGGCTATCCATTGCGCCTTCAGTGCGTTGGCCTGCGCTGACCCCAGCCGATACTTTGACTTCAGCACAGCCCAGGGAACGCCACCATTCTGCGCCAGCTCAGTCGCAAAGCGCATGAAAGTCTTTGCTGCTAGCACCCTTTCGCCTGCTATCTCCAAGGGGCCATGGCCTCTGCAGTCACTGGGCCATGACATGTAACGAATATGCAGGATGTCCTCAGTGGCATCCTCTGAGCCGATGGAGTAACGGCGCACACCCTCCACCAGGTCCACTGACACGTAGGCAGGGTCCATCATCATGAACGTGCGTGGGAAGCCATCGTTATAGCGACTGGTGCAGACAATGAACGCCTCCCCGATGGCCTGGAAGGACCACCAGACCTGGCGCATGAATTCACCCCAGTGGCTGTAAACCTGAGGCTGGGGGTTGCTCACCCAGGGCAGCGGGGTCAGCCGCTGCAGCTGCCTGGTCATGAACACAGGCATGTCAGCGGTGATGCGCGCATTCAGGTCGATGCAGGTCCACACAATGTCAGCGTCGGCGCCCCAGCGGCCACCCACACTGTTGGTGTTGGGGGTGGCCCATTCCACTGGCCAGCCAGCCCAGGCGCTGGCCTCCAGCGGGGGGTCGCTGCCTGGGTACATCACATGCTGTGCGCCCACCCCAGCGTTATCGGCTGTGGGTGCTGGGCCGACAGTGCCGACAGGCTCATTCTCGTTGGGCACCACATCACTGCGGGGGGGCAGCGACTGGGGGTCAGGTGGACCGAACTCACGCACATGCGGCTGGTCTTCAGGGTCCATGAGGCCAAAGGGTATCGCTGGGGCGCCAGTAGGGCCTAGCGCTGGCGCCCCAGCGCGCGCTAGGGCTGGTAGCCCTTCACTCCTGACAGGGCATCCTGCAGCGCGTCATAGCCATGGGTGATGCGCCTGTGCGCGGCCAGGCCAGCGCCATTGTCCTGCTGCTCCCTGCAAGTGGGGCAGCGCCCGTTCAGGTCAGGGCGCTTGTCCGTCCGATGGGCGCGCCAGACATGGCTGACCATGCCGTTACGCGCGTACTCAGCCCTGCAGATGGGGCAGACCATCAGCCGCTGTGCGTAGCTGCCCTCCTGTTTCACTGGGGCCACTTTGGCTGGCACATCAGGTGTCTGGCCTATCTGGGCCAGCAGCGCCTGCAGGTCAGTGAATGGCTTGCTGTGCCGCTCACACAGCTCCACCAGCTTCAGCTCTGGCCTGTTCTCACCCACCACCATCCCTGCGGTCAGGGTCAGGGTGGCTGGCACTTTGGCCTCCTCCTCCAGATAGCAGATGTCACACCACTTATTCAGCACCAGCTCCCGCATCGTCAGCTCCTCTCACCATGTGGAGGGCCAGCCAACCATCACCGATAACAGCCACAACACCAGCAGGGACAGCAGGGTGGCTGCCAGCACTAGGGCTGTCCACTGAGCTGCGCGCGTCAGTCGGCGCATTGTCATGTCCTCCACTGGCGCCCGTTGCTGGCACCCCTAGGCCTGTCCTG